TGATAGTTGTTGGTTTAGCGAGGGATCCTTACGAGCGTTGGGATTAGTGGTGAGGTGGTGAGCGTAGCGAGCCGTCGAACTAATTGGTCGGGTTGTCTTGATCGTTGGTTGAGTTGTCTTGAAGTACACTGGAGCGTGCTCCAGGATGATAGTTGTCGTGGTCTACGAGTGTAACGAGACGAGGATTGGTATGTGGCATAGGCCACATATTCTTGGTCTTATTGTGAGCGTAGCGAACTACTCGTGACCGAGCGTAGCGAGGAAAAATAATTTGTTATTTGTTATTGTATTGCTATGATGTGTGTGATAGTATGTATTTAAGAAACGGGGAAATGATTCTTCGTTGGTTGAAAGGGGTTTTATTATGAGTAAGAAGTCTAACGTTAATTTGGAAATGAGTGTTGAAGAGATGATGCTAAAAATCAGTGAGTTGGAAAGTAAATTAGTTAATAAAAGCGGGGGTAGAAAGCTGGAAGTCTTAGAGTTGTTAAAGAACGGGTATGATAGTATAGAAGCAATTAGTAATGAGTTAAATATAAATAGTAAGAACGTCAGTAGCGTGCTGAGTGGATTGAGAAAGGACGGACACACAATTATATCTTATAAGGTTAAGGGTAGTAACGTAGTTAGTTTAATCGGTGAGGAGGGATTGAAGATAAATGGATAGCATAGCACTGCTGGTGATAGTATTAATTATATTCATAGGTAGATTAATCAAATAGGATGATGATACTCCAGCATAGAAATGTACTGGAGTATTGTTATGTGTGGTATATATAGATATACAGATATATAGATATATAGATATATAGATTAATGTATGTATATATTTATTTTAGATGAGGGTCTTGACCTTGTTTGGTTTTGTAGTGTGTTTTGATCTTGGGTTTAAAATCGAGTGAGCCCCTGGGGGAGGGAGATTGAGATTCAGTGATGTGATGGCGCTAAACACAGACACCAATGTGAAAATGACGTTTTGTTAGAAAAACTTAATAAACACAGACACCAATGTGAAATGACGTTTTGTTAGAAAAACTTGTAAAGTGAGACTTGGGCTTCTATGAGCTTCATACTGAAATACAGCCTAAGTGAGCGTTAACACTCATAAAAATTTTTAAGAGAGAAATGAGCTTCATATGAAGACCTACTTTCTTGTAATTACAGTGAAAAAGGCTAATTACAGCTGAAGTACGGGTTAGAAAACTTTAACTTTTATATATTGTACTTAGAACCTCAGCTACGCTATAATAAGTTAACTAATTTTAAAGGGGCCCCATTGAGTTACGCGATTGCACATTCAATAGACTGGGATACTGCTAAGATCCAGTACGAGATCTTAGGAGACTCTTTGTCTAAAATCGCTTTAACCCAAGGCATCTCTTTAGAGGGCCTTGAACGCGTATCCTGTGATGAACAGTGGGAACGTGTCAAAGACTCCTCATCTGCCTACAATACTTATTTGGCCGGTGTGGTTAACCAACACAGAGCGAAGATATCCTTGGCTATGTTGTACCGTGAACTTGAGATGTTTCCTCATGTCGCTGAGTTGGAAACCCTGCTGCTCGATAAGATCAAGCAAACTACTGCGCTTCTTGTTCCATCAGACAGCAAAACTCCGAGTAGCCTTAGGAGCCTGTCCTCTGCATTAAATAGCATAACTGAACGCCAACTCCTCCTTAAGCAGCAGTTATCTGATCTATTTGGACAAGAGCAGGCTCCTGAGGTTAATATCAATTTAGATATAGGCATTGACTATGATCAAGCACGAAATTGAACTGGACCCTTTGTCGGTACTGGAAGAGATTGCCTCCGATGCGTTAGGAGACCCTCGTGCGCGTGTGGCTGCGGCTAAATCTTTGGCCGAGTATACTCACCAAAAGAAGCCGCCTGTAGGGCTAGGGACTGAAGCTCAACAAGTGAATATTGTGATGCTGCTAGGAGAGGGCAAGAAAACATGTCTTCCCTCAACCTAACATATAAAGCGGCTCCAACGTGCTCACGATTTCATCACAACGACTCGGACTTCGTAAGAGGCATTATGGGTCCGTTCGGGAGTGGGAAATCAGTTGCGTGTACTATGGAGGTGCTGCGGAAGTGCATGGAGCAACAGCCTGGTCCGGACGGTGTCAGAAGAAGTCGGTGGGCTATAGTACGGAACTCGTACCGAGAGCTGCGAGATACAACAATAAATACTTTCAACGACTGGGTGCCATCATGCCTTGGGACTTGGAGGGAGACTGACCTTAAATTTACGATCAAGTTTAATGATATAGAGGCTGAGATATTATTCCGTGCGCTGGACAAGCCTCAAGACATAAAGAAGCTACTTTCTTTGGAGCTGACAGGAGCTTGGTTAAATGAGGCTAGAGAAATCCCTAAACCAATCTTCGAAGCAGTCCAAGGCCGCGTCGGCAGATACCCTGCAAAACGCGACGGTGGTCCATCGTGGTATGGCGTCATTATCGACACAAACCCGCCAGATGAAGACCACTACTTCTACCGTGTATTTGAGGAAGAAAGACCAGAAGGGTACATGCTATACCGCCAGCCGTCAGGGCTTTCTGATGAGGCTGAGAATAGGGACAACTTACCCGAAGGCTACTATGAACGAATGATCATAGGCAAAGACGACGAGTGGATAAAAGTCTACGTCCATGGGGAGTATGGATTCGTGCAAGATGGAAAATGTATTTACCCTGAGTTTAATGAGCGGGCCCATGTTTACGAAGAAGACGAAGAGTATATTTATGACCCTGATCTTACCTTGTTTGTGGGCATTGACTTCGGTCTCACTCCTGCTGCCGTCTTTGCGCAAAAAACGGTGTCAGGTGGCTGGCGCATTATTGACGAGCTTGTAACAGAAGACATGGGAGCGTCTAAGTTTGCCAAAGAACTCAGGTATAAACTTGGTCGGGAGTATAAGGACGCGGATCTTGAAGTGTGGGGCGATCCTGCAGGAATGCAGAGAGCTCAAACTGACGAGACTACTCCTTTTGACGTGCTTAATGCCCACGGTATACCTGCTATGCCTGTACATACTAACGACTTTATCGTACGTAGAGACTCTGTCGGACGGGTCATGCAGACAATGGATATGGCTGGTAACGCTGCTTATAAGATGAACCGTAAGTGCCGCAACTTAAGGAAAGGTAAAGCTGGTGGTTATAAATACAGACGCAAGCTGGTATCAGGCGATGAAAGGTACGTGGACGTTCCTGACAAAAACATATACTCGCATGTGTGTGAAGCTGAGCAATATCTATTCGTGGGCGCGGGAGAAGATCTTAGCATTCTTCGTTCCCCAACCACCCGGCGACCAAAAGTGATAAGGATGATTAGATGACACCAGAACAGTGTATACAGCGCTATGATATGTTGGAAGCCGAACGGTCAAGTAAAGATGAGGTCCTAGACCTTGTTGACCGCTTTGTTATACCTGGACGGGGTCGTCTGTATTCCAAAGGGGATGAGAACTCTGTAGACTGGAAACACCGTGAGTTGTATGATGAGACAGCGGGTCTGTCCGCTCAGACCTTAGCTGCGTCTATTCACGGTGCGATGACGTCTCCAGCCATCAAATGGTTCCAGTACTCCTTTAAATTGAAGGAGCTGAACAGTGACCCTGTAGCTTCTGCGTGGTTGAGTGAAGCGAGAGACCTCATCTTTAGCGACTTGATGGACTCCAACTTTAACACTGAGGTCATTGAGACCTACTTGTCTGATGTTACCTTTGGTGATGCCGTCCTTACCCATACCGTTGATGGTAAAGGACAAGACTATTTCTTGAACCAAGACGTGCGCGGCACGTATTACGAGATGAACTTCAGGGACCAGCCTGTTGGCCTATTCGTTAAACGTGAGTACACACTTAACGCGTTGTACGAAGAGTTTGGGTGGCTACCTGACGAGCTTACGAACATCATTGATGAGAACCCAGGTCGCGGGGCTACTGAGAAGCGTGAAGTCATTCATGCCATCTACCAGGAGCTCAGCAATAAAGACGCGGATATCTCTAAGCAGTTAACCCCCAAGGCAAGGCCCTTCCAAGAGAAGTTTATCATGGTTGAGGGTGCTGAGCAGATGAACAAGGAGCCAGAAGGCTATTATGAATTTCCGGCTTATGTACTTCGTTGGGGCCGTGTTGCTGGTTCTAAGTTGTCTTATTCTCCTGCAATTAACTGCATGGGCACAATTCTTTCACTGAACCAGCTAATTGAGGTTATCTTAGCTCAAGCTGAGAAAGCCGTTGACCCACCAATCTTAACTATGGACCGTGGCGTCATAGGTGATGTTGACTTACGTGCGGGACGCCAGACT